AAGCACTGCCCTTCAGTACGTCAAAAAAGACCTCCGGAAGGAGCAGGGGAGCGTAGATAGGCCGTTAGCTAAGGCCTTGCAACATTCCGAGGCCAACGTTCTGCGCTCAAAGTGTGCGCTATTACTGGATGGAATCACTCCTGAGAAGATATCCAAGGCCAATATCAACACCGTGGCCGTGGCGTATGGGATACTGTTTGATAAGCGCCGGTTGCTCGATGGCAAAAGCACGCAGAACCAATCAATCTCTGCCACAATCCGCCTGGCGCATGGTCAGCAGGTCCGTGGAGCTCGAATAGCGGTAACCAATGCGTTAGGCGATGAGGCACTGCCCAGTCAACGGCAGGAGGCCGCCGAGGCCGCCGGGACAATCACCAACAGTGAGAGGGCAGAGGCATTATGAGTAATCGAGGCGACGATGTTCGTGAGACGGACAACGGCAATGAGTCAGGTCCCCACCGTGAGACTACGGGATACGAGCGGTATTGCAAGGCAAGGGACAAGGATATTGCCAAGGCACTCCGCATGCAGAGGGAGCTGGCCGAGCGGGCAGAGGACAAACCGGTCCCGGTCCTATGGCTGTTCACCTGCGCGGTTGTATTCGATGGCATGCTCCTGATTGCTATCATCAGCACGTGGAGATATCTTTCAGGTCATTGAGGGGTTCAAGTCATCGCGCCCCGGCAGAGCGAAGGGGCAGGGGGGGGGAGGGGGGGGACGGCCCTTAACACGGCCATCACCCTATGTTATGTACCCTCGTAATCACCACATGCAATTTTGAATAGGGTATTTTTCTGAAAAAAAATATATATAATTTTTAAAAGAGGTGTAACGGAATGTGTGCAGGTCATAATCATAGTGAGTGGGAGATAGGTTCTGATGGTCGTCGGGTGAAGAAGAGGAAGGTTCGTAAGAAGGAAGTCACTCGGAAGAAGGTTGAGCGGAGTCATAGATGTCGTGATTGCGCATATTTCAGTGAGATGGATTTTGATTTTACACAGGTAGGCGGGATATGCAGGAAGGGTCCGCCTGAAGCGGGATATGGTCGTGACGTTGACAATGGTTACGGGTTTCCTCTTGTAGACAGTGTTGAAGATTGGTGTGGTGAGTTAGTGGTACGTAGTCGGTCTGAGGTTGACAAAGAGGGGGGTTAAGGTTGTCGAGGGATTCTGTTAAGGTTGACAATGAGATATTAGTAAATCCGGGTGACATTGATTTATTAAAGTCATGGGCGAAGGATCCGCGCAAGTTTGTTATTGAGGGGTTGCGGTTTACTGAGCGAGGGTTCACGTTAAGCAGTCAGCAGGAGGATGGGTTAGAGGAAGTCAGGAAGATAGTAAGTGCCAAGGTAAAGTTTTCCGAGCATAAGCCAATGAATTCTTGGGAGCGTGAGTATTCGAAGAAGATAGGGATAAGCATAATGAGTGGTCATGGGACTGGCAAGGACACTTTAGCGAGTTTGGTGATTTTATGGTTTTTATGTTGTTTTCCTGATTCTAAGATACCGTGTACAGCCCCGACGGACAAGCAGTTGAAGGTAGTTTTATGGTCGGAAATAAGTAAATGGATAAGGGACAGTGCTATTGAGGATTGGTTAGTATGGCAGAGTGAGAAGGTATTTTTAAAGGAGTATGGTGGTCGGAGTTGGTTCGCATTTTCCAAGACTGTTAATGTTAAGGGTAGTGCAGATGATCAAGCCGAGACATTAGCTGGGTTTCACGAAGATTATTTAATGATAGTGGTTGATGAGGCTTCGGGCATACCGAACCCGGTATTTAGGCCGCTTGAGGGGACATTAACGGGCAAATGCAACTTTGTTTTTATGATATTCAACCCAACTCGGAGTACCGGGTTTGCGATTGACAGTCACATTAAGAATCGTAAGGATTGGGCGTTATTGCAGTGGGACGCCGAGAAGAGTGAACGGGTATCGAGCAACCATGTGGAGCGCATGGAGAAGAAGTACGGGCGTGATTCCAATGCGTTCAGGATAAGGGTAAACGGGTTACCGCCCTTATCGGACCCTGATACGTTGATACCATGGGATTGGGTCATGTCAGCTGTAGACAGGGAGATTATTCCAGCTATTACGGATCCCTTGATTGCGGGATTAGATGTTGGTGGCGGAGGCGACCCGAGCATATTATTATATCGCCGAGGTGGCAAGGTAATAAAGATCAGTCAGAATCATAGTGAAAATACGATGCAGGTAACGGGATGGGCTAAAATTCAGTGTGATGAAGATGAAGTTGACGCTCTGTTCGTTGATATTATTGGTTTGGGCAATGGAGTTTATAACAGATTAAGGGAAATGGGCTTATCGAAGACATATTCTGTGGATGTTCGAAATACTGCCCGGCACATGGCTCGATTTCATAAGGTACGTGACGAAATTTGGTGGAAGTTACGCGAAAAATTTGAAGAAGGAACGATCTCTATTCCAAATGATGAAGAACTTATCGGTGAATTGACAACTATTAAATACGATACCGATTCCAGCGGAAAGATAAAGATCGAAGGGAAAAAAGAATTAAGACACCGGGGACTTGAGAGTCCTAATAAGGCCGACGCTCTCGGACTCACATATTTTATGAACGATTTAATGTTCAGAGTTAAAGAAAAAGATCCATACGAAGTCGATGACGACGAGTATTCTAAATACAAAGGGAGTGGACTGGGATGGATGACAGCGTAATTTTCTTACGGACTTCCAAGAATAATAGACATTCTCATATTGCATGGTTATCAAAGACGAATAAAACCGGGGCAACGTCTCTGTCTAATGGGCATAGACACAAGATCGGCTACCAAATGCCCCTTCCTATGCCTACCATTGATCAAAGTACAGGACAGACAATCCAAAGCCCGGTAGAGGGGCAATGGCATATCATCCCGGCGCCGGATGGACACTCACATTCATTTGCCGGAGTCGTTAAGAAAAAACCCGAAGAAAAAGACCCCGAACCAGATAATGAAATCGCCATCAAAATACAGAAACTTTTTAAGGAAGCCCGGGACTACGAATTCGACTTCCGGAAAGACGCACGGTCTTGCGAAAGATTCTATGAGGGCGACCAATGGGATAAATCGATTAGGGATGACCTCGTAAGACAAAATCGAGCGGCACTTACTATTAACGAAATCGAACCCAAGATTGACCTTTTGTCAGGCTATCAGAGACAGAATAGAAGCGATATAAGATATTTTCCGGTTGAAGATGGAGATCAACATATCGCCGATATTTTGACGACTGTCGTAAAGGTTATCAATGAAGATAATGGCTACGATGAAGAAGAAAACGAAGTATTCCTCGATGAAATGGTCGCCGGACGTGGACTATTCAACTTGCGAGTTGATTTCGATGATGATATTCGCGGTAAAATTGTAATTGAAAAATACCCATGGGCAGATTGTTGGTTCGGACCTCATCTTCGTAAAGACCTCAAAGACTGTGAATATTTAATAAAGGGCAAATGGTTCAGCTACGCCCGTGTAAAAAAGACTTGGCCCGACAAGGCCGATGATATACAGCGCGATATAGCCATGCGCGAAGATGGCATGGATCCCGAAAGAGTTTATAGGGATGAGCCTTATGAACACCCCGATAAAATACTTAATACGCCCTCCAATCACGAAATCTTCGATATAGCACGTAAAGAATATAGGGTCCTCGAATGTTGGCATAAGGATTACGAACGTGTGTTCGCTTTCATAAATCCAAAGAAACACATATTGTTTAACGCAGAGGATTGGGCGAAAGATGATGTCGCGGCAGTAAAGACCATGGAGGGATTTCATATCCTTCCACGTGTTAAAACCGAGATGACTATAACCAAGGTGGCCGGTAATGTCCTTCTGTCTAAAACGAAAGATAAATTCTTTGACGGAAACTTCGGAATAGTTCCATCATATAGTAAAAAACACGGGAAAAAGGTATGGGGTAAAGTCCATGCCGCTAAAGACCCGCAAATTGAAATAAATAAGAGACACTCACAATCAGTCGATATTATGAATAAAGTGGCTTCTTACGGATGGTTCTATGAACAGACTACCTTCTCTACACAAACAGAGGCCAATAAGTTTAAAAGGAATTCATCTTCACCCGGGTTTCACGCTAAACTAACGGATATTACACGCCCACCCGTGCAGGTCGCGGGAGTTAAATTCCCAAAGGAAATAGTGGCCCTTGAGACCCTTGCTACTGATAAAATAAATTCGATTATGAATATTAACCCTGAATTGCAGGGACAATCACAGAGAAAAGAAAGCGGTGTCGCCATCGCTGAGAAAAAAAGACAGGGACTTATCGGCAATGAATTCCTATTCGATAACCTCGCTATTGCCAAAAAAGGAATAGGAAAGAAATTCGTACAGTTGATTCAGCATATCTATACGCCTATGCGTATTCTAAGAATCCTTCAAACTTCACATAAAAAGAAACCTCTCACTCTTGGAGGACAAAACTTTGATGAAATCGATCCTCAAGATATTCTTGAACTTCTATTTAATTCCGATCTCACGAAATACGATGTCGCGGTCGGAGAAAGTGCGGCAAGTCCTACGACGAAACATGCTAACTTCGCTACATGGGCGGAACTCTCAAAAACACATCCTGAGACAATACCACTTGAAATACTTATCGACCTCTCAGACCTGCCAGAGAAAGATAAGGTCAAGGCGAAGATTGCAGAGAGAGCGCAACAGATAGCCGCAGAAGCCGAAAAGACGAGACAGGCTGAAGTAGGTAAACCGATAATACTCGGAAGATGCCGCCGACACGCGCCTTCCATGAATGGTTATCCTGTCGTCTATCTCGATGACTGGTGTGGAGATCATAAGATAGACGAGAATAAACTGTAACAGGTCGGGAAACCGCTACGGCGCCGACACAAATACGGGAATACTGCTTAATAGCACCCAAGGAGATGTTCAATGTTAACAACTGACGAAAATAAAGAAGAAGAGAAAGAGGAAGAGAATACTGTCGATCCATCTGAACTCGAAGACGATGAACTCGAAAAATTGCTTGAAGAAGATTCATCCGAGAAAGATGACGATACTCATCCTCACGAAGAGGATAAAGCCCCTGTAGAAGACGAGGATAAAGGTAATGAGGTTGATAAAGGGAAGGAAGAAGAAAAAGAAGGCTCGAAACCTTCCGATTTGAAAAACATACCTGATTCAACCGATAATGCTGATGTCATTAAACAACTACAGGATAAAGAGGCTTTCATCCAGCGACAGTCTAATGAAATAGGAGAACTGAGAAAATCGGTTACGGATTTACAGGCATTTTTACTTCAGAATCAACAGCAACAGCCCGTAGAAAATAAGGGAGTATCTGAGGCTGATGATGCTATGGGTGATGCCAGCGAAGAAGATTACTTCGATAATCCGCAAGCGGCCATAGACCGTAGAGTTAATCAGATTTTACAGGAGCGCGAGGCGCAGAAAGTCAATAACGATAACGCACATCTGATTCAGATTGAGCAATCAAAGCGTTTCGTTAAAGAATACGTGCCAAACATTGATGATCTCCTTGATGACATGGCAGTATTGGCTAAGGAAGATGGATATAGTGAGGAAAACATCTCCTCTTTTAAGGCAGATCCTTACGGGTCTTCGGATCCAAATATCCTGATTCAGTACGCCAAGAGGGCCGAATTGAAGAGATCGTTAAATTCCATGGAAAATGGCGGAGTAAATCCAGACAACTCCGAAGCGCAACTGAATAAAATGGTTAATGCAGATGGCAATATAGGGTCCCTTAATGGGAAAACACCCCCGTCGCCTCGTGGTCAGGCCAAAGAACTCACAACCTCTCAGGTCTCTAATATGTCTGATGCTGAATTGGAAGATTTTTTAAAAAAGGCACAGTAAAGGAGGTTAAAAGACCATGGCAAAGACTTCATTTGCTACAAACAATCCACTAACGAAAAAGGTCTGGGACGAAAAATTGTTCCGGGATACCAAAAAGACCTCATATTTTTCAAGGTTCATGGGCAATTCTTCAAGTTCGATAGTCCATGTGAAGACCAATCTCGTTAAGTCTAAAGGCGATACCATTACCTTTGGTATCAGGATGAGACTTACCGGCAACGGTGTTACCTCGGGGCAGATACTCGAAGGCAACGAAGAGAAACTCGTAACGCATGATTTCTCAATCTCGCTTGAGCGCTATCGTCATGCCGTTAGAGACTCGGGAGACCTCGATCGCCAGAGAGCTATGTTCTCTATCGACCTTGAGAGCAGGGATGCCTTGCAGGATTGGGGCGGTGAAAAAATGGATCAGCTCTGTTTCGATGCTCTTGCTGTCGCTCCCACCAAGATATTCTATGGTGGTACTGCTACGGCAGACGCTAACATAGCCGCCGCTGATAAGATAACTCCTGCGCTTATCTCAAGGGCTCGTGTATGGGCGCTTACAGGTGGTAATAGGTCGCAGACTCCACTTAGGCCGGTAAGGATAGGCGGAAAGACTTACTTCGTCCTCCTTGTCCATCCTGACGTGATGTTTGATCTTAAACAGGATGCTACCTTCGCACAGGCCCGGCGCGATGCGCTTACCAGAGGCAAAGACAACCCTATCTTTACGGGAGCTGAGGCTATCTGGGATGGTGTTGTGGTACACGAACATGAGAACGTTCCTATCCTCACTACATTTGGAGCCGCCGGTAACGTCCCCGGGGCTAAGTGTGCCTTGCTTGGGGCCCAGTCTCTTGTGTGGGCATGGGGCCAGAGACCCAAGACTGTAAGCAAGACCTTCGATTATGATGAGGAGCATGGCTTCGGGTGGTCTCTTACCGCCAAATGCGCAAAACCTGCCTTTAATTCCAAGGATTATGGCTCTATGGCCGTCCATGTGGCGAGAACGCAGGTCAGCGACGCTTAATAGCGTTACAAAAAAAATCAAGGAGGTAATTTAACATGGCAATTCTTTTAAGCGATAAAGCCGCCGCCGGTGTTCAGCCCAGAGCCAATATCGGCGTAAACACGGTTACCGGGGAGTATAATCTCTCCGCCGCACTCGCACTCAACGATGTCATCCAGATGGTTAAGATACCAGCGGGGGCCACAGTCCTCGATGTTATCGTCGTATCTGACGACGTTGATACCAACGGCGTCCCTGCCGTGACCTACGATGTAGGTGATGGCGTGGCTCCTGCGTATTACATGAGTGGCTCTGCCATAGGTCAGGTTGGTGGTATCGGCAGAATGGATGCCGTAGGCGCTCACCCCAAGACCTATGCCGCGGAAGATACCATAGACATAACGGTATCTGCGGCTCCCGCGACAGCCGCGGTAGTTGGTAATATCAGTCTTACTGCCTTCTATACTATGGACAAGTAAGTCTGAAATAGTAACATCACGGGAGGGGCTCCGGCCCCTTCCACTATCTTTTTTAAAAGGAGAATCATGACTACCAGTGGAGTAAGTACTTGGACTGAAAACAGAGATGATATTATAATCAGGGCTCTACAGAAAGTTCATGCTATATCATTTGGGGACATACCACGCCCCTCTCAGATGGATGGGGCCGCAGATATTCTCAACTCCATTGTTAAAAATTTACAATTGAAAGGTATAAGATTATGGACCGTTGAACAGGCTACACAGGTATTGCAGACATCGTCAGTAGTACTCGGTTCCGATGGTAATATGTATACATGCCATAAGACCCATACGTCATCGCCTACGACACAGCCAGTCTCGGGGGCCGAGTGGTCTACATATTGGACTCTTGCAGGCACAGGTGGGGGGGCATGGGTTGACGCAACGGCTTATACATCCATTGCCGACTTTACCGTGGCCGCCGATACTCTCGGGATAGACAACATGTTCTATCGTTTCAACGATACCGACTTTCCCATCGGAAGCCTTGGAAGACTTGAATATGCCCGTATTGGCCTTAAACATTGGTTTGGCCGCCCTCATAAATTCTGGCTCGAAAAAACACTCGCTAATAAAACTGTGACCTTATATCCTATTCCTGATGATGGGACTTACATGATCCATTATCAGCGCATTAGAAAACTCGAAGATTTCGTGATTGGCGGTAATGATGCCGATTTCCCAACACAATGGATTTCCCCTCTCATTTACCGACTTGCGGCTGAACTCTCAGAGGATTATTCTTTATCCTTACCAGAGAGGAATTATCTCAATTCAAAGGCCGGTATTGCCCTTAAAGAGATTATGAAAGATGATGACGGGGAATATATCGATGAGGAATTCTCAGCACCCGCATATAGGCAGAGATAATGGCTAATCAAATAAAGACCACTCCGTTTCAGGGCGGAGTAAATACGATTTTGGAAAAAAGCCTTATCCCCTCGGGTAAATTCTCTGTTATGAAGAATCTTAGGCAGAGACATCCCGGTATGGAACAGCGGAAGGGCCAGATACGCACTCACGCCACAGCCGACGCTACCCTTGAGACGATGACGCTTTATTCATCTGCCAAAGGAGAGGTAACCGAACGCCGCTTCTTCCGACAGTTGTCGGATGGCTCTGTTCAAGAGGCGTCAACCCTGCCACCGGGTATATCTCTCGGCACATTCGGATCTGATGTGTTATCAGCCGTATCCGGGGCCCTACCCGCGTCATGGGCAGTCCTTAACGATATGGTTCTATTCTCCGATAATGTTCGTCAACATCAATTACTTTTAGGTAATACGGCGCGTATAAAGGCGTTTATAGTACATAAGAGTACAGTCGCAATACCACGTATACCGATCAATGGAGAAAGATACACCGATGAAGTTACTGATAACTTTACAACTACCTTTGGAAAAGTAGGGGGGCTTAGTACCGCAAACAATGCTATTTTTATCATGAGCGATGTTCCTGTCTCACAGTTTAATTTCACTATGGAGACACCGAATACAGCCATTACAGTGGCAAATATCTATTATTGGAATGGAACAGCCTATGTGGCGGTTGCGGGCCTCACAGACACTACAGACCTTGCGGGGGCTATGCTTGGGAAATCGGGAACGATGTCATGGACCATGCCTACGGATGAACTCCCGAATTACCAATTTGGGCAGAGTGGATTCTGGTACAAGATTGTCACGGTAACCCTCGCCCTTGATGCAACTGTAAATATCTCAAAAGTCACTTGTGGAGCGTCTTTTCAGGATATTCGTAATGTATGGAACGGTGTACTTACCAATGCCATTGAAGCGCAGGTGTATAGTTCAATATTGCAGACATACCTGATATATGGTTCGACAGGCATCGATGTAAGCAAGTTGAAATCCGGAGATCATGTTTATTTCGCCACAATAGATCCCATCTTCGGTGTTAATGTTAATACAGGCGCTACTCCAAATAAGGTTAATGCTACCATCACCGGTTCAGATATGAGTTTCAATGATGGTGGTACGAGTGATGACTATATTAAACGCGCGGCCGCTGATGTCTTATCGGCAGGTTTTGAGGCCGGTCAGAGCGTTACAATCTCTGGCTCTGCAAGTAATAACATCACCGCTACCATTATTGCCGTAAATTCCAATTCAATATTCTTTCCTACGGGAACACTTGTCGCGGAGGTCGCAGGCGCCGCCGTTACAATCACTTTCGGACCTAATACAACAGCGTTAAATACTTTTGAGGTATGGACTGGATCGGGATGGACTGCCGTCGGAACCCGTGATGATACGATACTCGGGCTTACAAAATCCGGATTCATTACATGGGACAGAAATTCAGTAATCCCAGAGAGAACACAGTTCAATGAATCCACGTTCTATGCGTATTGGTATAGGATGACGTTCGATAAAGCTCTAAGTGCAAAAGTCAATATCGGGATAACAGTATTGCCATATTACTCTATGTCCTCTTTCGGGAAAGGACTTGTTGTAGAGGCTTGGAAGAACAGGGCCGTATATGTATTTGATCAGTTTCCTCAGTATATAAACATTTCTGCGACTGATGCTCCCATGGTACTTAACGGATCCGATTTCGGAATATTAGAGATGGGTGATGGTAGGATCAACCCGGTAAGGGCAATACGTAAGTTTTATAATGAAATGCTTGTTTGGCAGGAAGAGCGTGGGGAGGCCGGGGGATGCACGACTCTTGTTGAAGGGTTTAATCCTACCAATTATGGAAAACTCGTAATCTCTACAAAGATAGGGATACTTAATTCTAAAGCCGTTGTGGTTATTGAAGGCGTGATTACTTCTACGAGAACAGAAGAAAAGGTAAAGACTTTGGCCTTCTGGCTGTCAAGATTCGGCGTGATGATGACCGATGGCCGCACGATTACTGCTGTAAGTGATGACATCAGAAACTATTTCGACCCGGCCCGTGATGAAAGTTTAAGGAAGGGTTATGAAAATAAGATGTGGTTAAACCATGATTCGAGCGAAAATGTATTGAGGCTCGGGCTTGTCAGTGGTCAGACCGCAACAGAACCAAATATATTCCCGGTGTTTGATCTTGTTGACAGGACGTGGAGTTTCGATACACTCGGGCAATCTCTTGAGTGTATGGTGGAAGCAGAGGCCGATACAGGTAAGGTATCTACTATTCAGATGGCCGGAGGGGCAGACGGGTATGTATATCAACTCAATCAGACTAATGACGATGTCAATGTCCCTATAGATTCTGATTTGACCGTAGAATTATCGGGAGAAGGAAACCGTTTAAGGCTTAGAGAGGTGGTTTTACAGGTAGCCGCAAGGTCAAATGGTAATATAGATTTTGAAATTACAAGAAATGGAAATCCGGATTTTCCAGTCACATCATTATTATCAATGATGGGATTGCAGACCAATGATACTTATCGCCGCCATCGTTTCAATCAGGTTGTCGATGGAGACCATCTTTCCATAAGATGGAGGAATAATAACTCAGGTGAGTCGATGTATCTTCTCTCGACCGGATTATCAATAGGCGCCTTAGATACGAATGTCTAAAAAAGCCATAAATAGAGATTTCGGAAGGAAACCGGAATTGAATTCAGAGACGGAATATAAAGACTATTCCGCTATGATGAGGGCTAATACTAATTTCAGTGACCCTTTTCATAATCTCTCTAAGCACTCAGAGTTCATAAAACCATACGGCGATTCCAATGATTACAATGCCATGGAGGCGTTTAAACCTCAAAATGTAAATCAGAAAAAGCCTCTCGGACAGCCAATCATACCGGTAGATAATGGTTGCAATGGGGCTGTCATGTATGGTGAGGTGAACGGAGCAAGGACATCTACTTATACTGTTAAATTTGGTGAAAGCGTTAATTTATCAATAGGCGGTCATGATGGCAATGGGAATCCATGGCAAAACGTATTATGGAGTTCGGTTGGCGATCTCACAAATAGAGGGATTTTATCCGGTTCTTCATATACTGCACCATCAGGGAGTGAAGTAACAGGGATCGATTCATGTTTCGGATTTGACATTAACCTTACCGGCGCCAATCAATGTGGTGAAGCCAATGTTATTATTCATGTGGATCCGCCAGAAGCACAGCAACTTGGAACTATATCAGGCCCCGATTCTATATTTGTTTCAGCAAATTATAGTGTTACAGGTGGAACGGAACCCTATAAATGGTCACTGAGTTGTGGATCGATAGATACAAATGGGATAGTCCAAGATCTTACAGGGTGTTGTGGCACTGGAACCTTAATAGTCGAAGACGCTTGCGGCCTTCAATCGACAAAAACAGTCATATTTCCAATAGGTGTTTGGGTGCTTTTTTCAAGCATAGCATACTGCTCGATACCCTCGACGATGTTTACTCGGATCCTGCCAAATGGGCAAAAGGTAGAGATAAACCTTAACGGGCAATTTGCGTCTTGTGGAACGCCTTGTGGGGATGCGTACGGATGCCCTTCGGCTTGTAACGATGCAGATGCTATCGCCGTGCTTAGTTCTTTATGCGACACCTGTCTCCCTCCAGACGGAAAATATGGATTTTGCCATGTTATCGTGTCAAAGAGAGTCTATAACTGGAGTTGCCCATGATGAGACGACATAAAATAATCCTCTCGCTTGAAAACCCCTTTGATTACGAGGAGTTTAAGCTAAAATGTAAGGCAGAAAATACTCCGATTCTTTCCATGGGCGAGTTCGCGCAGAAAGTCGGGATGTTAAAGGTGGCCATAGTGAAGTATCCCGGCCTTGCTCCATTAGAGGCTTATCTGAGGTTTATTGAAGATATGAATAGACTTTCGGTTATTGAAGAGGAAAAATCAAAGAACGCTCCACCCGGCACAGGTTGTGGAGGTTGTGGCGGCAGTAAAAAAGAAGCGGGAGGGCGTTTAAGATGACAAGTCTTATTTTACAGATATTTACAACATATATCATTACGGCGGTTATTGTCCGCAGTAATGTCCTTTATGGATTCAGGGAATGGTTCAAGAAGAAAACATCTTGGTTGAAGCGTGGTGGAAGGCATTTTATTGACTGTCGTATGTGCGTTGGACTCTACGTTAGTATCGGCGTTGGTCTTGCTTATTCTGATATTTATAGTATATTGGTCATATATGGAGCCAGTTATTTTCTTGCGACGCAGGAAAGATAAAAAAGGGGGATATGATTATGGCGATAAATCAAAATTTCGGTACAAACTTCGGGCCCGGGTCTCGTGTCCCTCTTGCTCCAACTCCACCTACTTTCGTGCCTGCACAGGTTGATACGAATAGAATAAACTTTCTTACTCAACAGGCCGCGGCGCCCGGACTCAGAGGATTGCAGACAGGTCTCTCTGAAAGTCTTAATCAGCGCTTTAATAACCCCAATGTACAGGCGCTTGTTGCCAGAAATGCCCTTAAAGGTTTTGGGACCGGTGTGAGTAATGTCATAGGACAGGCTTCCCGGACAGGCCTAAATCAGTTCGGTCAGGAGTTCGCTTCTCAGAATCAGTCAGACCTCCTTAACTTTAATGCAAAGGTGAATCAGCAGAATAAGGATTACCAAAATAAGTTGGGGCAGTTTTTACTTGCTCAGAGTTTACGTAATTCTCGTACAAATAGCGGCAATGATTTACAGGCCGGTTATAATGCGGCACAACAGAGGCTGAACGCCTTTGGGCAAAATCAGCATACCGGAACCTTTGATGCCAATAACGGTTCGACAAAATCATTTAATGTAAGTAGTTATCCACAGTTGAATCAATCACAGGCTGATCCCAATGCCGGGTTGACTATAGGAAGAAGTCAGTTTTTTGATAACAGTGCCGGTTATTTCAGAGATACAAATACAGGACAACTTATAGATCCCAAGACAAATCAACCCTTTATGGTTGATCCGAATACAGGTCAGCAGATACTAAATCAATAAGGAGGTTTTGGGATGGCAAATACATTGATTACCAATAACCCAAATCTTATTTACAAGAACGATCTCCGGGGATTGAGTAACCGTCCAATAGGGACAAATGCCCCTCTTGGTATATTCAAGAGGACTCCCAACACCCCTTCGGGTCTTACACCTGATAATAGTTTTGCCGGGCGTGGTACTTTTAGCGTGTTGCCTTCACCGCCTCCTATTGCTCCCGTTAATCCTCAACCTGCTCCTAATGCGGCATCCGCTCAAGGTCCTTTATTCAACCAACAGCAGATTGACCATCGTGATAGGATTATTCAATTTGGTATAAAGAATAATAGGCCACTGTCTGAAATTCAGAGCGTCTTAAAGACGTATGGATACGATAAGTTAAAGGCTCCTACTATTAAAACACCAAAGACGATTAAGGACGCTCAGGGGTTTCAGCGTTTCGTATTAACAGGCAAAAGAGCATTTCCCAGTGTCACTAAAAAGTCCGGTAGATCTGTTGATAAAATACTAAAAGATATACGGATTACTCAGTCTTCTATCGCGGCCCGACAGAATAACAATAATTTCACTGACGCTTTGCTGAGAACCACATTTAAGGATAATCCCGCGCAACTTGCGGCACTTGGGTTGAAAAAAGGTGATTCGACTGTAGGTTTGAACCGTACTTTGGATTTGCTTAAGCAGGAGTTTAAAAACACTACTGGAAAATCATTTTCAGGCCAAGATAATTCTACTGCTACACCGAATACTAAACCGACACAAGTAAGTGTATCTAACGGGATTGCTACGATAGATGGCCATGATTATGTTATTGCACCAGACGGGACAATACTTTACAGTGATAAAAAGAGACATAAAATCATACAATAGAAAGAGACATAAAATCATACAGAGGTAAATATGGCTACTCTCGGTCCTGCAATAGAACAGAAGGGTACTCTTGGCCCTGCTCTGCCAGATACAAAGCAGAAGAAGGGTCTTATCAGTCGTATTGCCACCAGTCCTTACGTTCCCAATGTCATACGTCCGCTTCCTGCCCCCGAGCCACGTGACTTCACGCCTACGCCCAAGACCGGGTTAGCGTTCCGCCTTACTAACGGTGGCTCCTTTAACGACCCTTACTTTAATCCTCCTGTCGGGAGTATTCCCAACAAAAACAATACACAGCCCTTGGAATCTCCAATTCCTTATGGTGCAAGACCGAAGAGTTTCAATACTCAATCTTTCGGGAAACGTGCCGATGGGTCACAAAAAGGACTGGGATTCTTCGGTATCTTGGCAAGACCTGACGGAAAAATATCTTCCGAACTCTCTATAGGTGTCAATATGGATGGCAAAGAAATAGCCATCCCTTCATTGGTTCCCACTTTAAACAAAGATGAAATAAATTATCTTTTGAAGGGTGGTAAACCAACACCTGAAATAGTAAGAAAAGCTGTCATGCACGCGCGACAGAGGATGTCTAACGGTCAAAGTCCATTTGCTCAGAAGGGAGAACAGGGTAATGCACCACAAGGCGTACTTATGCGTGGGAATCTCTCTAAGGTTAGCAGGGGAAATACCTTCAAAGGAAACACCCCCGGTGTACTTGCCAAGAGTGCTTTGATTGACGCTATTGGTGCGACTGCCAAATTGGGAGCGGTAGCTACATCCGCAATATCACTCAATACTGTTGATTATAACCGTGGAACGATAAATTATCCTTTATCAAATAAGGTTATTGGAAGATTTGGGCCTTCTTTAACTCAGAGTAATAAAGCCCTCGGAGTCGACCCTTCTGTAACAAACAGTCCTATCTTGCCGTTGGTGGGTGACTTTATCGGTCTCGCTACTCCATCAGGAGCTTTCAGCGGGATAGAAAAGGGTGTCAATGCAGGCGTTAATGCGCTTGAAAATGTTCTGCGCAGTAAATCCTTATTTGCGGAAGGAACAGGTATAATAAACAAGACCTTCCTCGGGAAAACCTTGCCGAAAATAATCGATATTGTACGCCCTACTCTCTCGGGAGCCTTGTATAATGCGGCTTATGCAGGTGGAAATCCGAAAAGTAAGCAGACTCTTCTCAATAAGGCGGTTAAGGGCGCCATCCTCTTTGGTTCATTTCATCTTGCTTCGAGTGCCGCGCGTGTAGTTGGCAAGGGTCTTATAGATTTTGCTAAGTTTAAGAAAATAAAAGTTTCATTTTCCGGGCAAGACATAGCGGATATGGTGAGTGGTAAAATCCCTGTTGCTCCCGAAGTAGCAAAAGTTATCGGCAAGATGACTATTGCTGAACAAAATAGATTCGCGGCCAAGGCAGTTCGTAATCTTGAGGGAGATGTACTGGTCACCAAAACAAGGGTTCTTAGAAGAATATGGCCTCGCAGGGCAACTCAGGGCCTCCCACAGCCCCTAAAACGCTCGACGAGGCCGTTACAGATGAGGCTAATGCAATCCGGGAGGAATTTAAGGCCAAGAAAAGGGCTGAGGCGGCGGCGGCATCGGCTGTCAATGCCCCCCCTCAGGCTGGTCTTACTGCGCAAGGACCATTCCAAGGCCCCTTTCAGCCCCCGATACAGGGACCCGGGTTAACGCAGGGACCATCCCCCAAACAAGGACCTACGCTTGGGCCACCTATTGAGAATTCATCTGTGCCACGCGTGACAACGCGTGACACTGGCAAGACGCAGAATAATGCCTCGGGCGGGAACGCCGCGAGCCTTGAGGCATTAACAAGGCTTAAGGCTGAGAAGGCTAAGGGAACTAAGTTTTATACCTTCAACACGAAGAGTGGGGCTGTAAAGTCCGTACCTCTCTCTATCGACACCACTGATAGGGTTCTTGACACCAACACAGTCCTGCTCCGCACAGTTAATGGCAAAACAGAAGTCGTGGGCAATGGCCCCAAAGCCGAAGACTTTAGGTTTACTGGTGCTACAAGAGCCATAGCCGAGAGGAATATTGCTAAAGTTGAAGCCGCGGCCAATGCAACCGCTTCGGCGCCCTCAAATAATGTGACAAAACCGGAAATCTCAAAATTGCCTTGGAAAATGACGAGGACAGAGTTTGAAAAAGTAGGCGGGGGAGGAAGAAAGCAACCGTGGGAGATGACGAAGAAAGAATTGGAACAAGCATTTTTCAACAATACTCCTTTGGAGATGGGTGTTGACACATTGAGAAATAGGCAGTTTCTTAATGCCGATACAACGAGTGTGCGAGATAGAAAAAAGATAGGAGGCATAACTCTCGGAACAGATGCTAAACAGGCTGATAATTTTAGAGAGCTTAAGAAAAAAATATCAGAAGAAGGTATTAAAAATCCGGTGGCTCTATATGCTGACTCCAAAAATAGAATAGGTGTAAGTGATGGGACTCATAGAGTTTTAATTGCTAAAGAACTGGGGCAGAAAACCGTCCCAATTCAAATGACTCCAAGTATAATTGACAAAGGAGCGCATAAAGCCTTTGTCAAGCAAGCCCTATCCGAGGGTAAGCCCGTTCCTGCCAAGGTATTGAAGGATTACCCTGACCTTGCGCCCTCAAATAATGTGACAAAACCGGAAATCTCACTTAAATCGTCTTCTCCGCAGGAGATACGAAACAAATACGGGAATATAGGGACTCCTGAGAAGATAAATACAGTTGTCCTTGCAGGTGTATTCAAGGAACACATAGACGCGGGAGTAAAACTCAACAAACTCAAGACTATTAAAATAGTGGCAGACGCTCTTGGTGTCCCGATGTCTGAACTTCGTAACAATATCAATCTCAGTCAGAAGGCCATCGAGGAGGCTTTCGAGCTTGCTCTTGTGGATAAGGGGCGTGAGATAATACATAGTGATAGGCCCGAGGATGTCAAGTTTGCGCTTCTTAAAAAGATCTATGACAACCAGCCCATCCTTTCTCAGAGGACATCGGGCTCTATCGCCAATCAGCAGTATTCTACACCGCTACCGATTGCTTATCTTATGGGCAAAGCCGTTGATATAGGTAATGGACGGGTCTATGAACCTACCGCGGGGAATGGAATGCTCGTTATGGGCGCCTCACCTGCACGTACAGTGGTCAATGAGCTTGATATAGGCATGCGTTCTACGCACCTTAAATTAAGATTCAGCGTGGTTTTTAATGAAGACGCTCTTACCCTTGTGGAAAATAAACCCGGGACCTTTGTCAAGAAGTTCGATGCCGTAATAATGAATCCGCCTTTTGGAAACACTGACGTTAAATTATATGATGGGTTTAAAATTCATAAGCTTGAACATCGTATAGTCGTTGAGTCCCTACTTGCCATGAAGGATGACGGCAAGGCCGCTTTTATCATCGGTGGACATAACTTCGCACAAAAGGGGGCTCAAACTGCCGCAGACAGGGTGTTTTTCAATTATCTCTACAGCCATTACAACGTAACCCATAATGTGGATGTGTCCGGGGATCTCTACAATAAACAGGGAACAAAGTTTCCTATTCGTATAATCACGATAGATGGCAGGAAAGTTACGCCCGATAGTGCTGTTGGGCCATTCGCACCTAATCAAGTAGAATCGGCGTCAACTTTTGATGAGGTAAAAAAGGTGCTTTCCGGTGGTAAATTGCCGGATGTTTTGAGCAAGGGAGGAAAGGAAAATGGACTATCAAGAGGAAATAATGAAAGTGGAAAAGTTTCTGGAACGGGTGGCTCGGGAGTTTCAGCAGGAGGTATCGGATCTGCCGGTGGTAAGCCAGCAAAGCCTTCTGGAACAGATGTTGGAACTTCTGGGGGCGGACACCCAAGCGCACCTACAGGCACGGATAACAATGTCACCTCTCGCGATAGGCCAGGAGATAATAGCGGACTTACAAAACATGGACTTGATAACACGAGCGGTTCAGGAAGTGGACTCCCAGTTGACACTGGAAAAGGAGGGGGGAGACCCGCCAAGTCTGATGGAGTTTCTGTCGTCGATAGCACCAACTCCGGAAAGATTCAGAGCGGGAGGCCCGGAGAGGTAGTTAATACCTTACAGTCTAAATATACTCCATCGTCCCGGGGCAATAGTGGCAATTTCCTCACGCCTAAGAATCTTGAGCAACAGACAAGGGCTTCTTTAGATTCACTCCGTCAAGAAGTCGGTGACTTGCATAAATACGTCATGGGCAAACTCGACTACAAGACAGAGGCGGAACTCTTTAAATCTCTGTTTGCCGAGCAGATTGATACGGTTGCTCTTGCCATATCCAATATTGAGAACGGGAAAGGCATTATTGTAGGAGACCAAACTGGCGTTGGTAAGGGCCGGACAGCCGCCGCGGTTATAAGGTATGCCAATAAACGTGGAAAGAAACCTATCTTTATAACGGCTAAGGCAAAGTTGTTTACAGATATGTATAACGACCTTGTTGACATAGATCATCGTATAAAACCATTTCTCCTTAGTAGCGCGCCTGACGCACCGATTAGGGATTCGATTGGGCAGGTAATTATAAAAAAAGGCGGCACATCTGGAAACCATAACAAGTTGATTGCTGATCCTCAAGGTTTTATGGCAGATTTTGACGCTATATTTACCACATATTCTCAGTTACAAAGGCCAAATAAACAGAGAATAATACTTGAGCAGTTGGCCGTGGGCAACATTATAATTTTAGATGAATCCCATACAGCCTCTGGAACGTCTGCTACCGGTCAAGTTATTATTAAGAACATATTGCCTGACGCAGAAGGTGTGGTTTATCTTTCCGCCACCTATGCTAAGAGGCCCGATACTCTTCCTGTCTATTACAGAACCAGTCTTGGAGACATAGGACTTCCCATCGAAAAGCTCGTAGAGGCCATTAAGATAGGCGGAGTCCCGTTACAGCAGGTAATTGCACAGTCTCTTTCAGGATCGGGACAATATGTAAGAAAAGAGTTAGATTTCTCCGGTGTTAACATCGAAACCTTCATAGACGCAAAGAATGAAGCGAAGGATATTAAGAACGCTGACGCGGTGACGTCTATCCTTCGTGATATTGTGGATTTTGACGAAGCAAAAAAGGAGGTAATAAGCACATTAAATGGAGACGCGGTTCGTGGTGGAGAAGTCATTAACGGCAGAAAAACCACTCTCGCCGGTGTCACCTCTACGAGCTTTTCAGCTGTTGTCCATAATGCGGTTAGCCAGATGTTACTTGGACTTAAAGCTGATTCGACCATAAAGACAGCCGTCTCGATACTCAAGAATGATAAAAAAGTTCTTATCACTTTGTCAAATACGATGGGTTCGTTTCTTAAAAATTATATCAATGAAACAGGAGCCAAGGTAGGAGACGTAGTTGACTTTTCGTTCAGGGAAGTTCTAAGAAAAGCGGCAGAGGGGACGCTTAAATACACGGTTACTGACGCTAAAGGGGATTCGGTTAAAAAGGTATTGATACCAGAAAAAGATTTCTCTCCGAAGCTTTTAAAACAATGGAAGGATCTTCTTGACAGGATTGATTCATTTCAAGCCAATGTTCCTGCGTCTCCGATAGACTTCATAAAGGCAGGTATTCAGAAAGCAGGGTTTTCTATTGGAGAGATTACGGGAAGAGACCTTTATGTTGACTATACTAAGAGCCCACCAGTCTTGGCCAAAAGGACGAAGTCTGATCTTGACAGAAACAAAGCGGTTAACGACTTCAACTCGGGCAAACTTGATTCCATATTGTTTAATAGCGCGGGAGCGACAGGGCTGTCCATGCACGCTTCGGAAAAGTTTGAGGACAAGCGCAAGAGACATCTAATCGTAACTCAGGCCGATCTTAACATAGACACCTTTATACAGTCACTTGGACGCATATTCAGAACCGGTCAGGTGGTTAAGCCTGAGTATACTATTTTACAGACTGCACTCCCGGCTGAAATTCGCCCGGCAGTAGTCTTGCAGAAGAAGATGGCTTCTCTTAACGCCAATACTTCAGCGAACGCCGAGAGCGCCAATACCCTTAAAGATGTTCCCGATATGCTCAATATAGAGGGGGACAAGATAGTATCTGATTACCTTAACGATCATCAGGAATTGGATGAAGCTCTCGGCACTCCACTCGGGGATTTATCTGGTGATGAAGTCGGAGATAGCGTAGCAGGGGCCATGGCGAAGGTTACTGGCAAGATTGCTTTAATGCCTGTTGCAACTCAGAAGACTTTCTTTGCCGATATAGAAGCCCTATACAATGATCACATAGAATACCTGAACCAGATAGGTGAAAACACTTTGGTTTCGAGAGATTTTGATTTTCAGGCCGAACCTATCAATGCTACTACGATTTTTAAAGGTGAAGACCAGAGCAAGCAATTTACATCAGACGCTAATCTCGAAACCGTTTCAGTTAAAATACTTAAAAAGCCTTTTAATCAAGCCAAGATAAAGAAACTTATAACCGAAACTTTGGGTGACGAAACACCTATCGCTTTCAGCGATAATTTATTGTCAGACATTAAAAGCAAGGCACAACAATACTTGAAGGTTAGAAAGGCGGAGTTACCCGACCTATCGGTGGGGGCGCAAAAGATTCTCAGTATCCACCTTCACGGGTTGTCTTCTCAGTTTTCTTACATGAAGGAAGTATTGCAGTCGTTTACAATCGGCAGGATGATGGATGTTCAGGTATCTGATTCTTACAACCAGAAGGGCGTAATTATTGGAATAAAGCATAGTGTTGGTAAAGGCAGTAACCCGGTTGCGCCATCTACAGTTAAAATCACTTTCGCTATGGCCGACGCTACTCAGACTATCCAGATACCTTTATCTAAGAAAATAAATCTCCGGGCTTCGCGAGAAATTACTAAAAATGTTTTAGACATGAACGCCAACCAAAGTCCTTTTAATAAATGGGACAATATTATCCCAAGTTCAGGACGTGAGAACAGAAGTATTGTCACGGGTAATCTTCTTGCAGGTTTTGAGAGATTCGGCAGGAACGCTGAAATCGTAAATTATACCCTTGCCAATGGTGGGAAACAGACAGGTATATTATTGCCGCGCTCTCTTTCTCAAGATGATGTAAAGACTCTTTTCTCCCATAGAATAGGAACATTGGATGACGCCATAAAGTTCTTATCAGAGAATGTCAATAACCCTGCCATTAAACTCAAAACCACTGACGATTCGGTTAATATTATTCAGCAAAATGGTCGCTTACGAGTAGAAGTCCCTAAAAGTACAAAAGCAGGGGGAAGATATTTTCTTAATAAAAACATACTTGAGCATGTCAGACATAATGAGTTTGTTTCACGTGGTATAAACATGGTCGCAAGTGTTCCCGAGGAAAACATACGGCCTTTTTTGAAGGCAATGACAGAGGAAGCCGGTGTTAAATATGAGATTCCAATTACAGAAGCCGATAGCAGGATAACCGGAGAACCGCCAGTAAACCTTGATTTCATGGGGTTCCAATCTATATATAACGCCTCTATGTCGTTATTTAGACGTATGTTCCCAAAGGCCGCCGACAATGTAAATATAGCTCTCGACAAACAAGAACAGATTGGTTTCCTCAAGACTTATCTTGCGTCTCCTAAGTTCGTAAAAGGTAAGGCGAGGTTTTATGTGGTTGCGGCTAAGAGCGCCGGTCATAAACAGGATAGGCTTAGAACTGGTGTAGAGAAGAGACTTAATGATATTTTTAAACCTCTCAAGAACAAAAAACTCCATGATGAATTTTCCGCCTTGCAATGGATGGGAGACGCGGAGGCAACTGAATATAAGGCGTCGGACTTAGCTGAGATGGGGGTCGGTCCTGTAGTTGCTGAGGTCTACCTGAGACATCGCAAGTTGCATAATCAGATGTGGAGGTTACTCAATGCCCACCGGAGAGCTTACGGAGGGACTACGGGCTATGTGGAAGGCCACGTTCCCCATGTCTTCGAGAACTGGAATGTCTATGAGGTCAAAAGTGAAGTTGCCGAGAAAAATAAAAAGGGTGAGGTAACAGTAAATAGAACCCTCGGTGGAATTGTAGGCTCTTATCGGTCTCTTAGGCAAGCGACAGCCTTTGCCAATACCTTAGACCCTAAAAAGAAATATGTGGTCCGCCCAAAGACGTTTACCTTACCAGACTTCCTTATGGGTAAGACTGTTTTGAAGGATACGGCGTTCTTTCGTCTCGTTGGTAAGTTTGAAAGGGGGTTGGAGCTTACTCGGGAAGAGGCGATGGGCCTCGCAAATAGCGTATCAAGACGTAAAAACAGGAGACGCTTCTTTGGTAATCTATTAAAGAGAACAGGCCAGACTGGATTTAATAAGGCTGATATACACAAGATATTTAGTCGATATTACAATTCAAGTGTTCGATATATAGTCCTCGATGACTTCAAAGCCGCTGTTATTCCTAAGTTTGAAAGAGACTTTGGCGTAGAACATGGACGTGCAGGTAACGCACTGAGAGACAAGACGCTTGCCCTCTATATAGAAAGATACATCAATGACGTCGGAGGTGTTCCTACGCACGTAGAGGATATGCTGAATGCTTCGATTAAGAAACTCCCTGTAATTGGTTCCCTTGTGGGTTCCGAGCGCCCGGCAGTGTGGACCGTTAATTCTCTATTGCACGCAACGGCAGTACTGAAACTTGGACTATTTAATTTGTCATCAGGTCTCGTCAATCTTACGCAGTTAATAAATACCTTTTCTAAGGTCCCGGTAAAGCATTTCGTATGGGCCAATGCTATGGCTGTGAGACCATGGTGGTTCCTAAGCCAAAAGAATAAAAATCTCTTAAAACGCATTGGTGTCCCTTTTGATCTTGGCCTTGCCAATACTGGTGGATTTTCTATTACAAATGCCGGTGGTAAGATTGTCAATGGATCTCTCTTCTTCTTCAACGGGGCGGAGCAATTAAACCGTAGGGTGACCGCGCTTGCCGCTTATAGGTGGGCGATAAAGGGTAAGGGCATGAGTGTTAAACAAGCCATCCTCTTCGCCCGGGGCATGGTAGACGACACTCAGTTTGATTATTCCGTAGCGGATACCGCGCAGGTATTCAGGAATCCGATTGGACGTTTTTTCGGCCAATTTAAACCTTTCGCCATCAAAGAGATTGAGTTCATGGCCAATTTGAAGGGGTTGCAACACATTAAGTTTTGGATACCCATGATACTCATGGCTGGATTTATTGGTATACCCATGGCCAAGGGCATAAGTAATGTCATTGAATATTTTACCGGGGTAAACCCTATCTTGGAGGTCAAATCGTTCCTCTTTAAGTGGGCAGGTAGTGATCCTAAGAAGAAGAAGGCCGCCGAAATTGCTCTCTATGGCGTGGGCGCGGCCATTGGCGTGGACATCTCTCAGAGGGTAGGACCAAGTAATATACTCCCAGACAGGGCTTCTGATTTTCTGGGGCCCACCCTCACAACCATTGCGAGTGCATTAAGCGCAGTTAAGAAAAGGCAAGGCGCAACGCAGTTAATCAAAGACTTTTCGCCATCAGTGGGTAATTTCCTCACTGGAATACAGACGGCGCTTAACCATGGAGCGGTGAAGGACCCTTTCCATAGAGGTAGGTTGAAATATGTGGCTACCAAAGCAGACATAGCTATTAAAATGGCAGGATTCCGCCCAGTAAAAGAAACTATAATGTCGGATTCCGAGGCCATCAGAAGATATAGGAATAGGCAATATTCTAATTTACAGCAGAAATTCATAGACCTTTCCATAGAAGCGTTAAAACGCGGTGATGGTGTAGCTCTTGCCAATGCTTTAGCTCGGGCCGCCAAGCACGGTGTAGACATAACAGACGCACAGCTACAGACGGAAATGCTCAACAAAGCATTGCCCCAGAACGTGAGATCTCTATTGAATACAAGAAAGGCTCTACGAGGCGGCCAAGCTCAGATTTTTGGGTTTACAGGAACAGGTCTTCAATAATAAGGAGTGAATTTACAATGCCCGACAAGACATTTTATGCAGTCATAGCCGCAGGACTCACGGCTACAATCAGCTTTTTTAAAAGTAGCTATTCTATCAAAAAAAGCAACAATGAAATGGGAAAGCGTGTTCTTCAGGCAGAGAAAGATATTCGTACTTGCTTCGGAACTAACCGAGACAGTTATGTTGAGAAGAATTTTTGCTCCTTGCAAAGTAAGACCCTTGAAGACGCACTTACCCTTGAGAGACCATGGGTAGATAACGAACCAGATGTTTCTTGTATTCCCGATGGCCGATACTGGTGTCACAGACTGATATCCCCTCATTTCGGAGAGACCTTTGAGGTTATGGATGTGCCGGGCCGTAGTCATATCCTTTTCCATAAGGGAAATACAGAAAAGGATAGCCGGGGATGTATTCTTATTGGCGAGCAATTCGGGTTTCTGAATGGCAAGATATCGATTTTGTCAAGCAAGGCCGGGTTTAATGAGTTCTTGGCACGGACAAGAGAACATGATAATTTTAACCTTAATATCGTATGGACGCCCATTGATACACATCCATTGAGCGACAATAAGGAGGGATGATTATGACTCCCATCATAGGCGATTTGATAGAATCAACAGTAGGCAAAGTGGTAGGTAAACTGGCAGACCATTATCTCCCTGCGTCAATGAGTGAGGCCGAGAAGGCTGATTTTAAACTCAAGGCCACGGAACTCAGTATACAGGAAAGCAAAGCCGCAACCGCCGACATTGAAAATGCTCGCGCGCTTGCAATGAAGGAAAGTG